CGTCTAATACGCCTATAATATTCCCAGCATTAAGATCTCTAGTGTCAAATTTTTTAGAAGCATTAAACACAAAATTTTGTGATCTAACAGTAGCTGATATTGCTTTTCTTTTTTTCTTTAATAAAAAATAAGTTGGGTTAACACCAGATATCTGGTATATGGACTCTTCTGTTAAGTCTAGTGAACTAGACGATTGAAAATCTACTGCATCCTCTATTATAAAATTGTTTGTAGAATCTACATTAGATGAAATTTGTGTATTTTCTGGGATGACTACAGCATAATCATAATCAGGCACATAAACACTTGCACTTAATTTTGAAGGCACTTGTTGGTAAAAATCTAATTCTACAGAAGCAACAGTTGTTACTTTAGGAACATACCCCATAGAGTAAGCTAAAGAATATAAATTTGTAGTTTGTCTTGCTTTTTGTATAAAAGTTTCTTGGATTTGATTATCTAAATAAAAAGATAATACATCCCCAACATATGCAGACATTTCCATAAATAACATCCCAGTTGATGTTTCTGAGAAATCATTATAAGTATTTGGGAAATATGTTTTAGAATACTGTATTAAATTCTCCCTTAGAGTACTAAAATCTCTATTTATATATCGTATGTCTCTATTTAATTTACTCATTATTGTAGTAATATATTAATTTCATCATCTACCCCAAAATTTACAATTTGATATACTAATGTAAAGTTAACTGTATTTTCATCTGGTAGATTGTTAAACTTAATTTCTTTAATCAATACATTAGGGAAATAAAGTGTTATATCATCTTGGATTGTATTTTTTAAATCTTCATTTGATATATCTTGCATGTTTTCAAATAATAAATTTCTTAAATCGGCCCCAAAACTAGGTTTAAATACTCTTTCTCCTTTATTGGTTAATAAATAATTAACCATGTTTGCTTTAATTTGATCTCTAGTATAATATGTAGGTACAAAAACAGCATCCCCATTTAGAGGAAAACCAAAACCAATAGCTCTACTTTTTTGTAGATCTATAGGCCATTTATTTTGTATAATTCTTGCCATTATTTACTACTCATTAATCCCATTATTTGAGACATATCTACTTCTCCAGCTGGTAGTGTTCCATTAGCTACATCCATCCCTGCTTGAGGTTGGAATGAATGAATATTACTACTATTTAAAGCTGCATTTGTGTCCCCTAATATATTTTTATATGCTGTTCTTTTATCTTCTACAGACATTGCAGGTTGCGTTGGAGTTGGTGGGATAAAATTTTCAACTACAGGAGCAACAGGTGCTTGTGATATAACTTTTGGAGTCTTAACAGCTTCTAGTAAAATTTCCTTCAATTCTTCTTGAATTGCTTCTTTTACTGCTTCTTTAATAATTGTTTTTAATGCTGATGTCTTCATTTTATTTATAAATATTAATTTTTTTAATTTTTTACAGTTGAGTGTTTGAAGATGTGTCATTACCTAATATAACTGTATCATTTCCTGCACTTCCACCACTACCCACACCTCCAACATTACCCCCAATACTAACTGCTGATACAGCAAAATTAGCTTGATTACCTGTATTTTGTAAATTATTAATTATTGATAGTGTATAATTCCATATACCTGTTTCTGATAATATAGTAATTGGAGCTGCTATTGATTGATTTCTTTGTGCATATGATTCTCTACTTAATTGGGAATTCATTGGTTTATTACCTTTTTGGAAAGTAATTAAACTATTAGTAAAACTACCCTGTGCTGTTCCCCCTAAAGTAACCATAGTTACTACTACTGGTTCGTTTATTGATATAGTTCCTTGAACTTGATTTCCTGTATTTTGATCTAAAGGTTGGACTACAACAGGTCCATTTA